TCATGTGCGGTGGTGGCATGGCAAGGGGCAAAAAATGATTGCCAGTCGTGGCATGGGTGACATCCGAGCCAGCAAGATGCCCAAGGGCGTCAAGAAGGCTCGTCGAGATGACACCGATTTCACGCAGTACGCCGAAGGCGGAAAGGTAGGTCTGTATGCCAATATCAATGCAAAGCGTAAGCGAATCGCTGAAGGCTCTGGTGAACGCATGCGTAAGCCGGGTTCAAAAGGTGCTCCAACAAATCAAGCGTTTGTTCAATCGGCAAAAACCGCCCGGAGAAAATAATGGCTGAGAAATGGATCCAGAAAGCGATCAAAAAGCCCGGCGCGTTAAGGTCAGCACTTGGCGCGAAAGAAGGGAAACCCATTCCCGCCAAAAAGCTCGAAGCAGCCGCCAAAAAACCCGGCAAGATGGGCCAGCGTGCGAGGCTTGCCCAGACTTTGAAGAAAATGAAGTAAACCATGAGCACGACAGGCACCTCAGTCTTCAACCTCGACGTCAACGACCTCATCGAAGAGGCGTTTGAGCGTTGTGGGTTAGAGCTGCGTACCGGTTACGATTTTCGTACCGCACGCAGGAGCCTGAACCTGCTCACGATTGAATGGGCCAACCGAGGCATTAACCTGTGGACGATTGAAGAAGGTCAAATCCCTCTTTACCCAAATCAAATCATCTATGCTTTGCCCAACGATACGATTGATTTACTGGATCAGGTGACTCGTACCAATGCTGGTACAGGTACACCGCAGGTTGACATTAACATCAACCGTATTAGTGAATCTACGTACTCGACCATCCCCAACAAGTATGCTCAAGGTCGTCCCATTCAGGTTTGGATCAACCGCCAAACTGGAGAACAAGACTCTTCAGCAGCTACTACGGTCTCAACCCAAGCGGTCCAGTCTACCGACACCACCATCTATTTGACTGATGTGACAGGCCTAGCTGCAGCGGGTTTTGTAAAGATCGGTAGTGAGATTATTAGCTATAGCAATTTGACCCAGACCGGTAACACCGCTGGGTACATCAGTTTTTGTGGTCGTGGCCAGCAAAACACTGTGGCCGCAAGCCACAGCATCGGTGACAGCGTCTACGCGACTCGACCGCCCTCAATCAACATTTGGCCCGTACCCAACCAAGGCTCGGTTGGCGACCCGTACTACATGTTTGTTTACTGGCGCATGCGTCGTATCCAAGACACGGGCTCAGGCGTGCGTACCCAAGACATCCCATTTCGCATGATTGAGTGCATGGTCGCTGGGCTGGCTTACAAACTGTCCATGAAACTGCCCAACGTAGATGTGAATCGTGTAACAGCGCTCAAAATGGAGTACGAGCAACAGTGGCAGTTGGCCGCTGATGAGGACCGGGACAAAGCCTCTGACCGTTACGTGCCACGAACCATGGTGTACAGGTGATGTATGGCTGGGCCAAAGTATGCTTCTGGTAAGTACGCGATCGCTGAATGCGATCGTTGTGCTGGCCGGTACATGCTCAAAGAGCTTCGCAAACTGACCATTAAGACCAAGCAGGTTAGCATCAAGGTTTGCCCTGAGTGTTGGGAACCAGATCAGCCACAGTTGCAACTGGGCATGTATCCAGTCTATGACCCACAAGCTCTTCGTGAGCCTCGCCCGGATGTGAGCTATCAGCTCTCCGGGACCAATGGACTTCAGATCAATTTGAATGGTGGGATAGGCGAAAACGCTGTTGGCACGCCGGAGGCTGGCAGCAGGATTTTTCAATGGGGTTGGAACCCGGTTGGTGGCTCTCGGCTAAATGATGCTGGGATCACTCCAAATAACTTGGTTTTGACGGTAAATTTGGGTACAGTAACGGTAGCCACAACGTAAGGAGTTGACCATGGCCAAGAAAGAGATGCACTCTGAAAAGGGTGAGATGAAAAAAGACATTGCGCAAGACAAGAAGCTGATCAAAAAAGCGATTGCCATGCACGACAAACAAGAGCACCCGGGCAAGAAAACCAATTTGTCCAAGCTTAAAAAAGGCGGCGTAACTTCTATGGATATGAAGAAGTATGGTCGCAACATGGCTCGTGCTATGAACCAACGCGGAGGCTAACATGGCCAAAGAAAACAAACCCGCAAGCGCGTATTCCAAGCCTCATACCATGGCTGGCAAATCTGTGAGTGTGGTTGATGAGACTCGTGCTGAGTCTGGTGCCAAGCGCATGACTGAAATTAATCCGTCTGTTGGTGGCATTAGCAAGGGCAACTATCCTGAGACCAAAACCAGCGGCATCAAGATGCGTGGTGCTGGCGCGGCCACTAAAGGCGTGATGTCCAGAGGACCGATGGCATGACATACGCCGAGTTGGTTGCTGCAATCCAAAGCTATACGGAAAACCAATTTCCGGATACGTACCTTGCTGATGGAAGTGCTGAGTCTTCAACGACACAGTTGAACACTTTCATCAAGCAGGCGGAGCAACGCATCTACAACTCGGTTCAGTTTCCGTCTTTGCGCCGTAACGTGACAGGATTCACAACTCCGAGCAACAAGTATTTGGCTTGCCCCAACGATTTTTTGTCGGTCTACTCAATGGCCGTGATTGATGCAACGGGCAACTACGAGTACTTGCTGAACAAAGATGTCAACTTCATCCGTCAAGCGTACCCCAACCCATCTGATACGGGTACGCCTAAATACTATGGCTTGTTTGGGCCGTCGTATTACTTGAGCAATGAGTTGACGTTCATCCTTGGTCCGACGCCAGATGTTCTGTACAACATCGAGTTGCATTATTTTTATCTTCCAGAATCTATTGTCACCGCCAACACAACTTGGCTTGGTGATAATTTCGATTCTGTGTTGTTGTACGGTTCGCTGGTTGAGGCTTATACATTTATGAAGGGTGAAGCCGACTTAATGGCTATATACAATCAAAAGTACCAAGAAGCTTTGGCTTTGGCCCAACGCCTTGGAGACGGGTTGGAACGTTCGGACGCGTACCGCAGCGGACAGTTCCGTTTGCAACCGCTCCCTCAAAACAACGGTGTCAGATAATGAAAACCTGCACCTATTGCAACCAAGAAAAACCATTCGAGGTTTTTCACAAAGACGCGTCCAGAAAAGATGGGTATCGTCACGCTTGCAAAGAGTGCATTGCCGTGTACATGTCAGAGCACTACAAGAAAAACAAAGACCGTGTAAAAGCAAAAGTGTACGAGTGGATCGAAAAAAATCGTGAACGTCACAACGAAAAATGCGCCAGATGGGTTCAGAACAATAGAGGCAAAGTCAATGCGCGTACTGCTCGTCGGTATGCTGCAAAGACTGGCGCTACCCCTAATTGGCTTGATGCTGATGACAAATGGATGATCAACGAAGCCTACACACTTGCAAAACTACGTACGCAAATGCTTGGTGTTCAATTTGAAGTTGACCACATTGTTCCATTGCGCGGTAAAAAAGCGATGGGGTTGCATGTTCCTTGGAACTTGCAGATCGTTGAGCAAAAAGCCAACCGCAGAAAATCAAACACCTTTGAGGTGACTGCATGAGCTTTACGGGCAATTATTCCTGCAACACACTGCGCTCTGGTCTTGCTAACGGCACGATCAATTTCTCCACGGGCACGTTCAAGATGGCGCTCTATACCAACTTGGCTACATTTGATGCCCAGACTGCTGCGTACACCACTGATAGCGAAGTGACGGGTGGTAACTACGTAGCAGGTGGCCAAGTGGTAACGGCTACCATTGGCACTGATGCCACAGCATTTGGTAGCACCACATACATCAACTTTTCGTCGCCCTCATGGACTGGTTCAATCACGGCTCGTGGGGCATTGATCTATCAATCTGGCGGCGGAAACCCGGCGGTCTGCGTTTTGGACTTTGGTTCAAACAAGACTTCATCGTCAACATTCACTGTGCAGATGCCGCAAAACACCGCATCGTCTGCCCTCATCAGACTCACTTAAGGAGCATCACATGTTTAACGAAATCTCAAAGGCGGCAGACTCTGTTGGCAGCGCTTTGACTGCGGCAGCAAACGCCGTTGATAACTTGGGAGCCAAGGGCCGCTACATGGTCCAATGTCTTGACGCAGACGGCAACCTGAAATGGGAGACTGAAGTTGAAGACAACCTCGTTGTCAACGTCGGCCTCAAGGACATGAACGACAAGTACTTTGCTGGGTCAAGTTACAGCGCCACTTGGTATCTGGGTTTGATCACAGGCCCCGGAGTTACGACCAGCGCATCTGACACCATGTCTTCACATGCTGGTTGGACGGAGTTCACCGGTTACAGCCAGTCTACCCGCGTGACTTGCTCGTTTGGTTCGGCTACCACTGCCAACCCCTCTGTGATCACCAACTCGGGTTCCCCCGCAGCGTTTAGCATCACCTCGACTGGTACGATTGGCGGTGCGTTCTTGGCCAGCAACAGCACCAAGAGTGGCACGACCGGTATCCTGTTCTCTGAAAAAGCGTTCTCCTCTCCCGGTGACCGCTCGGTGGTCAACGGTGACACGTTGACTGTGACCTATACCTTCAGCCTGACCGCTACCTGATAGGAGACTGACATGGCGACGAAATTCAAAAAAGGCGACGAAGTCAAAGTTCAGGCTGTGGTGCCTCAAGGGCCGGTTCAGGCTCTGCGCATGGACGAGGACGGCACGGTCTACTGCTTGGTCGAGTGGACGGACAAAGATGGGCAGACCCAACAACGTTGGTTTGCTGAAGATGATTTGATTGGAGTGTAAACATGGCATTTGTTATTGCAGACCGGGTTCGTGAAACTACGACCACCACAGGCACCGGCGCAGTAACGCTTGCTGGTGCGTACACCAGTTTTCAGTCATTTGCCACGGCGATTGGTAACGGGAACAACACCTATTACACGATTGCAAGTCCCTCCACGGGCGACTGGGAAGTCGGTATTGGCACGTACACATCGGGCACCAACACGCTCTCGCGTGACACGGTGCTGGCTTCCAGCAACGCAGGCGCTTTGGTTAACTTGGCCGCAGGCTCTAAGGATGTGTTTGTCACTCAGCCTGCTGAGAGATCGCTCTTGGTCCAGAGCGCAGGCACGGGCCTGTTTGCTGGAGTTGCGGCATTTACGTCTAATGGGGTACCCTATGCCAACTCGACGACCACGCTTACAAGTGGTAGTGCGCTGACTTTTGATGGGACTAATCTCACCACTACCGGACGTTACATCGTCAACGCTTCTTCCGCCGCAGGAATTACGGATATTTCATACGGCGCTTATTCTGGCGGCGCATGGATTAACACGCCATCTGCTACGCGGGGGTATTTGTCAATTGCTGGTTCTGGGGCATTTGCTTGGGATGCCTCTAATTTAATTGGCTATATTGGCGGCTCCGAAGGCATGCGCCTGACTAGCACAGGTCTGGGCATCGGGACGAGTTCGCCTGCGTATAAGTTGGATGTTCAAAGTGCAACTGGTATTGCACAAATCAAGTCAACAACGGGTACAAATGCTTCATATTTAGCAGTCAACAATACTGGAGGTCAAAACCTTATTGGCAACGAGAGTAGCACGGGCGGCACATTGTTTTTCGGTTCGTCTGCTTATGCAATGACTCTTGGTACTGTCGGCGCATACCCTCTTCAATTTGCGACCAACAACAATGTCCGAGCCACCCTCGACTCCTCTGGCAACCTTGGCCTTGGGGTGACTCCGCTGTTTGCGGCGGGTAAAGGTTTTGAGATTGGTTCAAATGGTAACGCCTTAGCAAGCGTTAACTCAACACAGACCACAATCAGCCAAAACGCCTATCACAACGGAACAAGCTGGACTTACGCTAGGACTTCCACAGCAGTCTTATATCAGCAATACGCTGGTCAACACATCTGGCAAACCGCCGCCTCTGGCACCGCAGGAACAGCCATCACCTTCACCCAAGCAATGACGCTGTTTGCATCGGGCGGTCTGTCTGTTGGCAATACAAGTGACCCCGGCGCAGGAAACATCTCCGCACAAAATGATTTTAGATTAGGCTCCGCTTCCTATTCACGGGTTGCTGTACAGGATGGCGGTGGCGGCTGGGCGGGCGGTTACAACACAACCTACAGCAGTGGAACCGTCAGATACGACTCCACCGGCTCAATGAGCGGTTTTTGGTACACCAACGGCGGAACTATTCAATGGTACACGGGTGGTTCGAACCCTGCTGGCACTGTTGCCATTGAGCGGATGCGTATCGACTCCAGCGGTAACGTGGGCATCGGGACGAGTTCTCCTACGGCTAAGTTAGACGTACTTGGTTCTGGAACAGTTTATTCCTATCTTAGAAATAGCACTACAACAGCGCTTACTGCCGTAGATGTTTCTGCCGCTTATTTTGGAAGTGGCACTAATAGCCCCGTTATTTTCCAAATAAACAACGGCGAAAAGATGCGCCTCGATACCTCTGGCAACCTCGGCCTTGGGGTGACTCCGAGTGGCAACTATCAACTCCAAGCGGGTTCTGGTAGCGGTGCGGCTGGTCGTGGATTTAGTTTGATGACTTTGGCTGGTGGGTACTCTGGCGGCGACTATCCTATTTTTGGTTACAACTTCAGAACAACAACTACTGGCGGGTCTTATCTTTACAACGCAAATGATGTCGCATCCGCTATTGGTTTTAGTTCTGTAATCACATTTAACACCGCATCTTCTGGAACTGCTGGCAACGCAATTACTTTCTCAGAACGTGCCCGTATCGACTCCAGCGGGAGTTTATTTATTGGTTGTACGGCTACTCCCAGCAACAGCACGGGCGGTTCGGCATTTGTTGCTGAAACTGCTGGCCGTCGTTCTTTGTATATTGCAACGACAACGACTGCTACTGCGACAATTGCTAATTTTATTAACGGTAATGGAACTATTGGCTCTATTTCGACCAGTGGTACAACGACTGCATACAACACCTCCTCCGACTACCGCCTGAAGAACACCATTGCACCCATAACGGGTGCGTTGGCAAAGGTCGCCGCACTCAAGCCTGTCACTTACAAGTGGAACGCCGACAACAGCGATGGTGAGGGCTTTATTGCTCACGAACTTGCAGAAGTTGTGCCTCAATGCGTAACTGGCGAGAAGGACGCTGTGGACGAGGAAGGAAATCCCAAGTACCAAGGCATCGACACCTCGTTCTTGGTGGCAACTCTCACGGCGGCAATTCAAGAACAGCAAGCCATCATTGAACAACTTAAGGCACGACTGGATGCCGCCAATCTTTAATCACCGAAAGGAAAAACCATGTCAGCAACTATCACTTGGATCATCGAATGGATGCAGTGCAAGCCCACTGAGGGCCAATACACTGATGTCGTCATCACTGCTGGCTGGCGCTGTAACGGCGCCGAGACTGCAAACAATGTGGACTACGGCGCATCCGTATACGGCACTTGCTCCTTCAGCCAACCCGCTGAAGGCGGTTCGTTCACGCCCTACGCTCAACTGACTCAAGACCAAGTTTTGGGCTGGTGTTGGGCCAATGGTGTTGACCAAGCCGCCACGGAAGCCTCCGTGCAAAGCCAGATTGACAATCAAATCAATCCCCCTATCATTCAACCGCCCTTGCCTTGGGCACAACCCGCTGCACCCGCAGTTTAATTACTTGGAGAAACCATGAACGACCAAAAAGTAGAAGTCACCCTGAACCTCGTCAACGGCCTCTTAAATTACCTTGGCTCGCGCCCCTATGTGGAAGTGGCTGATCTGATTCTGGCTGTGCGCGAGCAGGTGACCCCCCAGATTCAAGTGCCCACCCCAAAAGAGCAGGACACCCCTGTTCAGTAAATGTTTGGAAACGCCGCGTTTGCCCAACTGCCTCTGGCCACCGAAGGTGGAGGGTTATTCACGGCGTCAGTGTCTGAAACTGCATCGACAGCAGACACAGTAGCGGCTGTTGCCAACTTTGCATCAAGCATTGCTGAGACCGGCTCTACAGCCGACACCTCGGTAGCAGTCGTTTCCTTCGTTTCCTCCGTCTCCGAAACTGCTTCGGAAGTGGACACCCCATCGTCCACGGTGTCTGTTCTGGCCTCTGTGGATGAGTCAGCCTCGACCGCAGACACCAATGCTGCCGCAATCAACTTCTCGACCAACATCGCGGAAACGGCTTCCACGGCAGACGACACCAGCGCAGTCCAGAACTTTGCTTCCAGCATCTCCGAGACCGCCAGTACAGGGGAAACCCTAAGTGCGGTGGCTTCCTTTGTCTCCTCTGTGTCGGAGACGGCCAGCACGCTTGACACCCCGTCAGCCATTGTTTCTGTCTTGGCGTCCGTGTCCGAGACGGCCAGTACGCTTGATACCCCTAGCGCAGCCATCAACTTTGGCACCGCCGTATCTGAGACCGCATCCATCACCGACGCCCTGAGCGCCGCCCAAACCTTTGGCACCAGCATTGCCGAGACCGCGTCTACAGCCGACACGATGGATGGCACGCCCAACTATGCCGCTCTCCTATCCGAGACTGCCTCGACCTTTGAGACAGTAACGCCTGCCTTTGCCTACTTCAACACCATTGCCGAGGCCGTCAACGCAGCCGACACCGAGTCCGCCGTGCTTTTGCTCCCGGGCAACATCGACGAGTCCGCAAGCGCCCTAGACACCGAGTCTTCCATCGTTACCTTCCGGGCCAATGTAGCCGAGTCGGTCGATGCACTGGATGTCAATACAGCCTCTGCGCGGTTCATTGCGTCTTTGGTCGAGACGGCCAACGCTGCCGATGCGTTTACCCGACGCTTCCTGTGGGAGCAAATTGACGATAGCCAAGGCTCGGTCTGGACAGATATTCTGAGAGCAACGACAATCACAGACATCAGCACATTTGGTGGAACAGCGTTTGCTTCAGCACCTTTTGCCTCTGCGGAAACCACGACAATCGACCCCAATGTGAACACTTGGACGCAGATCAACGACCACACCACGCCCAACTGGACCGAAATAGTGACATAAGGAAAACACATGTCAAGCACATACTCCACAAACCTTGCAATTGAGCTGATCGGCACGGGCGACCAAGCCGGTACATGGGGCACGACCACCAACACCAACCTTGGCACGTTGATCGAGCAAGCCATCTCTGGCTATACCACCCAAGCCATCACGGACGGCGCGGACACGGTGCTGGTGATGACTTCAGGTGCATCTGCCACGGCTCGTAACATGACGATTGAGTGTACTGGGGCGCTGACTGCAACCAGAAACCTGATAGTTCCGGCCAACAAAAAGCTCTATTTCATCTACAACAACACCACGGGCGGTCAAGCGGTTGTGGTCAAGGTCAGCGCTGGCACGGGCGTTTCTGTGCCAAACGGGGCCAAGATGGTGCTGGTGTGTAATGCTACCGATGTGTATCAATCGGTCAACTACATGTCGTCGCCAACCTTCGCGTCGCCTACCCTGACCTCCCCAATTCTGGGCACGCCTGCCTCTGGTACTTTGACTAACTGTACTGGGTTGCCCATCGCTACTGGCGTGTCTGGCTTGGGCACGGGCGTGGCTACTGCTCTTGGTGTCAATACGGGTTCTGCTGGGTCGGTTTTACTCAACGGCGGTGCTCTTGGCACGCCGTCTTCTGGGACGCTTACCAACTGCTCTGGACTGTCTTTGACTGCTGGCGTGACAGGTACTTTGCCTGTAGCCAACGGCGGTACTGGGGTTACGTCGTCCACGGGCACCGGCTCGGTTGTGTTGTCTGCGTCTCCGACATTTACAGGTGCTCCCTTAGCGCCAACGGCAACGGCGGGCACCAATACCACTCAACTGGCCACAACCGCCTTTGTCACCACCGCAGTCAGCAACGCCACTGGCTCTCTGGGCACGATGTCTGTCCAAAACGCCAACTCAGTTTCTATAACCGGTGGTTCAATCAGTGGCCTGTCGTCTTTGTCTGTTTCTGGAACGGCTACGGCCACGTCGTTCTCAGGCGCGGGCACAGGGCTGACTGGCACGGCATCAAGTCTCTCAATTGGCGGAAATGCCGCTACGGCTACAAGTGCAACAAGCGCAACAAATGCAACAAACGCAACCAAGTTGGTAACAACCAACTGGACGGTGCAGGAATCCGGCGGCAAACTGTACTTTCAGTATGGTGGTGTTAACAAAGGATCGCTAGACTCCAGCGGCAATTTTGTTGTAACGGGCAACGTAACTGCCTACGGCACACCTTGAGGTAAAACCATGACACTACCTTCTTCTGGTGTTATTTCAATCAGTGATCTGCGCACTGAATTTAGTGGACCGACTCCGTCAAGCCTATCCGATTATTATTCAGGTGGTACCTATGTGCCTGCGGGAACTCAAAACGGAAGTGGAGTCGTGATTCCAACCAGTGGGACAATTGCCTTGAGCAATTTCTACGGTGCTAAAAATTGGACAAAATCTACCGCATACTTGGGTGATGGTGTCGGCACGTTCAATGGTGGTAACAATGGTTCTGCATTTTTGTACGGCGCACACACCACATCTGGCGGCAGCGCTGGTATGCCGGGTACTTGCTACATCCAAGACACATTGACCGGTAGCCGAAAATACTCAATCAATTTATCTTCAACGTACTTCCCCTTGGTGCCATCCATTGTCAATAGCGACAACAGTTTGAATCAATACTGTCTTGGTACTGGAGACGTTACTCCTGCTTACTCGTATGCGGGTGTGCCAATCCTTGTTTGGCGCAATCAGTACTCCAACTGGACAGATACCATGATTCAAAACGAATTAGGGTTGTCTACGACGCAAGTCGCCCAAGTTCAGTACGCATCTCAAGTCTGGTGGGCCAATGCTTATGCCGGTATGGACTCTTGGTTGTACTATGCGTTTGCTATTTTAAATTCTAACAATTACAGCAGTGGATCACTTGGAAACGCTTGGGCCAACAAAACGATTGTTGAGTATTTTTGGAACTATGACTTTGGTGGCGAATGGTCTGATCACGGATTCATTTTTGCCCCAACAATCACTAACAACGTAGCAACTGGGGATTCCACAGCGTTCACTAAAACTGGCAACACGGGCAGAGATGGCGGCGGTGTGCTTGGGAGCTTGAGCAATTATTGTGTGAGTTTGGACAGTTACTCGTTGGTTGTGCCAATTGTGAAATCCGACAACGGTTTCAGTGGTGGTGCCAGAAACGGTAACCGTAACCCGTTCGTGGCCAAGTTTGGCTACATCAAGTTGAGTTAAAAATGGACGCAGAAACAAAAATTGCTGTACACGAAGCCGAGTGCGCCTTGAGGTACAAGGCAATTGAGGACCGGCTTGATCGCGGCCAAAAGAAAATGGATCGCATCAAGATTCAGTTGAACATTCTCTTGATTGCTGTGTTGTTTGGCCCCGGTGTGGCCATGGACCTTGTTAAACGGTTCTTAGGTGTCCCATGATTGATTGTTTGATTCTTGGTGACTCTATCGGCTACGGCCTGCAAAGTTTTAGGCGGGAATGCGCTGCCTATGTGCAAAGTGGCATCAATTCTAAATACTGGAATCGAGACTATCTGCACCATGACCTGACCGCCAAGACGGCAATCATCAGCCTTGGGTCAAACGACACTCAAGCAGTCAGAACTATCTGGGAACTCCAGACCCTGCGCGACAAAATAAAAGCCGACCGAGTATTTTGGATTCTTCCAGCCATCAAACCTGCTGTGCAGAGCATGGTCAGGACGGTGGCTGAATCAAAAAATGACGTGGTCGTAGAGATCAATGGTTTGAGCCCAGACAAAGTTCACCCGAACATTGCTGGTTACAAAGATTTGGCAGCGAGGACAAAATGATTGACCCGGTCACAGCCCTAGCCGCCGTTCAGTCTGCTGTCAGCCTGATCAAAAAGGCGTCTGCTACGGTGGACGACGTTGCGTCTTTGGGCCCGCTGATTGGTAAATACTTTGACGCCAAAGCCACTGCCACCAAAGCTGCACGGGAAGCAAAAAAGGCTGGCGGCTCAAACATGGGTAAAGCCATTGAAATCGAACTTGCACTAAAGGCCCAAGCTGATTTTGAACGTGAATTGCAGGGTCTGTTCTTTGCCAGTAACAACATGGATGTGTGGCAGAACATCATGAAGCGTGTTGCTGACATGAACGCTGCCGATGCCGATGAAGCTAAAAG